CTAGGCAATGTAAAATCTAAAGTAGAAAGTATGGGAGATGTTGGTGGCCATCCTGGTAACAATATCATGAGTGCAGAAGCTGATGATAAAAAAGAAACTCCACCATTTGACCCACCTTATAAAAATATAGAACCACATAAAGATCAATATGGAAATCCGGTAAAACATGTAGCAAAACATTTGGCAAAGCAGGGCATGAAGCAGGCAATGGATGCTAAAGAAGATATTTTGAAATTAGCAGGTTTGGCAAAATAAATCATTTTTTGCAATCATAAAGGTTGCAATGATAAATAAAACTGTGCATACTAAACACATGCACAGTTTTTCTTTTTAGTCAGTTGGCTTAAAAGAAGAGGCATAATAAAACATTTATTAAGGAAAAACATTATGGCAACTTTAGCAGAAATCCGTGCGAAGCTACAAGCTTCAACTCAACAAAACTCCGGCAACGGCGGAGGTGACAACGCAATTTTCGCTCATTGGAATATTGCAGAAGGACAAACAGCAACAGTCAGATTCCTTCCTGACGCAGACCCAAACAACACTTTTTTCTGGATTGAACGTGCAATGATTAGATTGCCTTTCGCCGGAGTTAAAGGTGATACAAACTCCAAGCCAGTAACTGTGCAAGTACCTTGTATGGAAATGTGGGGAGAATCTTGTCCAATTCTAACAGAAGTGCGTCCTTGGTTTAAGGATCCTTCATTAGAAGATATGGGTCGTAAGTATTGGAAGAAAAAATCATATTTGTTCCAAGGCTTTGTAGTTGACAGCAAACTACAAGAAGACAAGGTTCCAGAGAATCCTATTCGTAGATTCATCATGAGTAGCCAGATTTTTAACATTGTTAAAAATGCATTGATGGATAGTGAGATCGAAGAATTGCCAACAGACTATGTCCGTGGTTTGGATTTCAAGATTGCTAAAACCAGCAAGGGCGGTTACGCTGACTATACAACCAGCAGTTGGTCACGTCGCGAGCGTGCTCTTTCAGAAGCAGAACATGCCGCAATTGCACAGTATGGTGTGTTTGATTTGAAGAGTTTCCTACCAAAGAAACCCACTGATGTTGAACTCAAAGTCATTAGCGAAATGTTTGCCGCATCAGTAGATGGTGAGGCATATGACATGGATCGTTGGGGACAATACTTCAAACCAGATGGTATGAAGGGTAATTATACTCCTAGCACTAATGCAACTCCTGCTCCAGCAGTAGCGGCAGCACCTAAGACAGTAACACCAGTATCTGCTCCTATCGAGGATGACGAAGCCCCTTTTGAATCAGCGGCTCCTGCTCCAGCGGCAGCACCCGCGGCAAATGGTGATGCTGGAAGTCGTGCCGCAGATATTATTGCGATGATTCGTAACCGTCAAGCAAAATAAGGAGATAGACTATGGGAAAGAGCTTTGACATATCAAAGTTCCGAAAATCTATCACCAAAAGTATTGATGGACTCGGAATTGGATTTAACGATCCTACAGACTGGATATCAACGGGCAATTACGCTTTGAATTTTTTGATCAGTGGTAACTTCAATCACGGAGTTCCACTGGGCAAAGTAACTGTATTTGCCGGAGAATCCGGTGCAGGTAAATCATATATCTGCTCCGGAAATATTATCCGTCACGCACAGGAACAGGGTATATTTGTTATTCTTGTTGACTCAGAAAACGCACTTGATGAGAAATGGTTGAAAGACCTAGGCGTTGATACTAGCGATGAAAAGTTGTTGAAACTTAACATGGCTATGATTGACGATGTGGCAAAAACTATTTCAGAATTCATGAAAGAATACAAACTGATGCCCGAGGAAACTCGTCCAAAGATTCTATTTGTAATCGATTCACTGGGCATGTTGCTTACTCCTACTGATGTAAATCAGTTTGAAGCAGGCGAGATGAAAGGTGATATGGGCCGTAAGCCTAAAGCACTTACATCATTGGTTCGTAACTGTGTAAACATGTTTGGTTCGTGGAATGTTGGTATGGTTTGTACAAATCATACATACGCTTCACAAGATATGTTTGACCCAGATGACAAAATCAGTGGCGGTCAAGGATTCATTTATGCATCATCTATTGTAGTTGCTATGCGTAAATTGAAACTAAAAACAGATGCAGATGGAAATAAAACTACAACTGTAAATGGTATTCGTTCAGCGTGTAAGATTATGAAAACACGTTATGCTAAACCGTTTGAAAGTGTACAAGTTGAAATTCCATACTCAACTGGTATGAGCCCATACAGTGGTTTGGTTGATTTATTTGAAGCCAAAGGTATGTTAAAGAAAGAAGGCAATAGTCTTGTTTACACAACAGCCGATGGTGAAATTATCAAACAATTCCGCAAGGCGTGGGAGAAAAATGAGAAAGATGGACTAACTATTATGATGGCGGAAATCGCTACACATGGTGAAACAAGTGTAGCACCTGTAACAGAAGAAGATACAGAGGAAGTATAATGGAAGAAGATCTAATCATTGAAGTATGGGATGTATTCAAGGAATATATCTCTGATAAAAACAAGGAAACTGCGGCCAATCACTTTGTTGATTTCCTACTCGGAAAAGACGTAGATACTGCGACACTAAAAGCACTTGTCGGATTTGATACATATCTTGATGATGCTATTGACATTATTGTCAGTGGTGAAGAAGAATCTGCAGAAGACGAAGAAGACGATTGGTCCTACGATGAAGATGAGGACTAAACAATGTCCTGGTATGCAAAAGTCAGCAAAGACATAGCACACCTTCCAAGTTGTTTAGATCATTTTTACACCCAGATAGAAGAAGCCAGAAAAGAGGTTAAAATCTACGGCAACGTAGAGAAAGCCTCGGCTTCTCTGCCTGGTATTGTAGAACAACGATTTAATCAATTGCAGGAAATTGAAGCTATACTTGAATATCTCAACATCGAACTCAGACGAGTAAAATCCAAAGCCTTCAAAAAATATTTAGAAAACTATCAACGTGCTCTAAGTAGTCGAGACTGTGAAAAATATGTCGAAGGGGAAGCAGATGTGGTTGATATGGAAAAAATTATCAACGAATTTGCCATGCTTCGTAACCAATGGCTTGGCATTATCAAAGCCTTGGATATTAAACAGTGGCAGTTAAGTAACATTATCAAACTACGTGCGGCAGGACTTGAAGATATTACACTATGAGTGTATAATAAATGTATGATGTATATCGAAGATTTAATTTCAGCCTCTAGAACAGTAAATCCCATAAAATTCAATATGTGGGATGATAAAATTATCACGGACTTTGATCTACAAATTTCTTTAGGTGTAGGATTTACAGAAAAGCAATCAGTGTTGGCTGTAAAAGTCCTAAAAAAATACGCAACAAAATTATCATTATCACTAGGATCAGATATTTCTGATTTTTTAGAAAATCCCGTCTATAAGTTGCCAATTCGTACAATTAATACTTCTAAAAAAATGTCCGTTATAGACCATGTATTGTATGGAAGAGTTATTTCTGTAGTTTTTCCCTACAATGAAGCCTATGTCACACGAATTAAGGAACAGTCAGGTGGCGTTGATTATAGGACATGGAGTAAAGACCTAAAATCTTGGATTTTTTCACTAACTGAGACAAATTTGAAATTTTTGATGAATTTTGCCATTGAAGAAAATTTTGAAATTACCGATGAGCTATCTGAATTATTTTCACAGGCAAAAGAAATAATGTCTAACATGGAACATCATATACCTATGTTAGTCATCGAGGATAAAATACCAAAAATTGTCAATTTTGACAAAAATTTACCACCTTTAACCAGCACTGAAATTTTACCTGCTATTTTTGAAGCCCGAAGAAAAGGCGTTGATACATGGGATAATACAATTTCTAATTTTCTTGACAGTGATGAGGTGGATGAAATCACTAGACAATTTCTAAAATCTGAACCTGGTGAAAAATTCAGCATAGACAGTGAAATTCATGGTTTTTCTTCATTAGAAAATATCATAAAATTCATGGGTCCTTGTTTATTTGTGATCCCCGGTGGTAGCGAATTAGAAAAATTAATCATGGCACATGAATTTTTAAGATCAATTGGAATTGAAAATCATCAGATGAGTGTTATGTTTCGCT